ATGTTAATGAGCCTCTTTATAGGGGCTTTGTTATTCGTAAAACTCAAGCATCTATGAAACAAGGTATCTTTGCTGATGCAGTACGTTTGTTTAAGGCTTGGGATGATAAAGTTAAAGTAAATCTAAATGAGATGACAATTAAGTTTCCTAGTGGAGCTATTATTATCTTTAAAGGGTTGGATGGTCAAGCAGCTATTGATTACTTTCAACGGCAAGAGATTTCAGGTGCATTAGTGGATGAGGTTACACAAATTAGTTATGAAGAAATTTCATGGTTGATGACTCGACTACGTTCTAATGCTAGTGTAAAACCTACTGTATGGTTTACTGGAAATCCTCAACCCGATCACTTCGTTAGACAGTGGATTGAGTGGTATCTTCACCCAGAGAAGACCTATGAAACTCTACCAGACGGTTCTCGTAATGACATTGGTGGACGACCTAATCAAGAAAGGAATGGTTTAGTTAGGTGGTATTATGTTATTGGTGGTCAATGGTATTGGGACACTGACAAAGAACGTCTTACAGAGACTTATAAACACCTCTTAGATGAACGTCAAAAGCCGATGTCGTTTAGATTCATTGGTGCAACTTGTTTAGATAATCCAGTTCTTTTAGAAAAACAACCTATGTATCTTTCTAACCTATTGAACAAATCTGTTCTTGAGGTGGAGAGACTTTATCATGGGAATTGGTTTGTTAGGCAAGAGGGTGCAGGCTTTTGGAAGCATGAGTGGTGTAAGATAATTAAAACCTTCCCTCATCCTGATGACCCAGATGATCAAATTGTAGAAAGGGTTCGTTGTTGGGACTTAGCCTATACTGAACCTCATGATGCAAATCCTGATCCCGATTTTACCGTTGGTGTTCTTATGGCTAGAACAAAGAACGGTTATTATATTGTAGAACACGTTGTAAGGGACAGGCTTCGAGTAGGTGCATTATATCGCTTCATAGCAGAAACAGCCAAGAAGGACTACGATATGTACGGAATCATACCTCAAGTGTTGCCTGAAGACCCTGCAAGTGGTAAAGCTACCTTTGCATTTGCTAGGGAATACTTGATGGCGAATGGTATTGTGGCAGTTAAGAAAGTTTCAGGAAGTAATCAACGTAATAAGTTAGAACGCTTTAAGAATTTTGCTGCTGCTTCTGAGAATGATGCTGTCTACATTCGAGACGCTGACTGGAATAACATCTATTTCAAGGAACTAGAAGCTTTTGATGGTACTCGAAATGTTAATCACGATGATCTTGTCGATGCAACTTCAGACGCATTCAACACCTTATACAAAAAACGTAAAATTAGAAAGGCTGTTGTAGGGAATATGTTCTAAATGAACGTGTTCTCTACTTCAATAAGGAGAACAATAAGTGGCGACTAGCCAAGACAAAAAGGGGCTTTCCGAAAGGAAACATGTTGCTCCCGAATTAGGAAATCTTGGCGTTAGTGTCGATTTCCAATCTATTTATAGTGATAGCTTAAAAGAACTACAATTCCCATACTCCTTAAAAACATTTGATCAAATGGCTAAGAGTAGTGTTGTAGCTTCTGTTCTCTCTGCTGTTAATACAATTGCAGGACAAGCTGATTTCTATTTAGATTCTTATGATCAATCTGATACACATCTTAGTAGAAAGAAATTTGTAGAACAATGTTTATTCTACGATATGAAAACTTCTTTTAATCAAGTTGTAAAAGACTTCCTTACTGCTACTCAATACGGTTTCTCAATCTTAGAGAAAGTATTTCGGGAACGTAGATATACAGAAGGTAGTTTGTACGATGACGGAAAGATTGGTATTAAATACTTACCTCTCCGTTCTCAGAAGTCTATTGAAGATTTTAAATACGATGATATGAATCGTGAACTTGAAAAGGTTGTTCAAACATTAACTTCTAATGGAACAGGTAGCTTAATAACTTTAAAGAAAACTTCTGTTGATCTACCTGCTGATAGAATCATGTTGTTTAAGGTCAATTCATCTAGCAACTATCCTTATGGTAGAAGTCCTCTAGCTGACGCTTATATGTCTTGGAGAGTGTTAGAAGAACTACGTGGTATTGAGACAGTATCAGCTAACAGAAACTTAAATGGTATTCCTCACTTATCTTGTCCTTCTGAAATTATGGATGAAAGTAGTGATGATCCTGAAGATAAAGCTCGTGTATTTAAGCTTAAACAACAAATGTCTAGGGTATCTTCAGGTGAACAGACTTATGTAATTACTCCATCTGATAGATATGATCAAACAGAAGGTGCTAGTGCTCAGTACGACTTCAAAGTTGTAACAGGTTCAAGTAGTCACTTGACAGCTCTTGGTAGCATTATCAGTCGTTATAAGAATGAAGTGTTCCAAGCAATGTGTGCAGATATTCTAACTATTGATGATGGACAATCAGCTTCTAGTTCTCTTACAACGAATAAACAGACAATGTTTAATATGTTTGTAGAAGCAAGACTACGTGAGTTTATTGAAGTTATTAATAGTGATCTTATTCCTGATTTGTTTGCAAGAAATGGATGGGACATCACTAAGACTCCTAAGCTCAAGTATGACAGAGTTGAGAAACTTACTGTAGCTGAAATGGCTAAAGCTATTCAACAGTTATCTGCTACATCTACTATTCCTATCACTCCTGAGAATACTAACTACATGGCAGAAGTGTTTGGATTCCCTACTCGTGTTCCTTTAGATATGAGTTTTGAAGACCTTACTAAACTTAGAGGTTATGACTTAGGTATTCAATCTCGTAGTGGTGACGGAGCTGCCGCTGGTGCTGGAAACGGAACTTCTACTTCTGTAGCTGCTGCGGACACGAATGCAAGCAACTTAAATAAAAACTAAGAAAGGGATGATATGAATTTTCATCAATTATCAGAACTTCTCTTTAACAACTATCTTTTAGCTGATACTAGAACACTTCAACTTGTTCTACATCGCTACGATAAAGCTCTTGTTAATGGAGAAGAACAAATTGGGTTGTTAAAACGCCCTCCAACACAACGTAGAGATCAAGTAAAGGTCTTGGAAGGTGTGAGTGGTACACGACTAGGTTTAATCCCAATTAAAGGTTCTCTCACGTATGAGGAGTCAGGTTGGGAAGCTCTATGTGGTATGACTTCTTATGAGAGTATTCAAGGTCAAGCTGAATATCTAATTAAGAATGAAAAAGTAGATGAGTTAATCTTAGAACTAAACAGTGGTGGTGGTCAAGCATACGGATGCTTTGAAGCTGCACAAGTTGTTCGTAACTTAGCTAACAAGAATAATGTAAAGATTACAACTTATGTAGATGGTGTAGCTTATTCAGGCGGATATGCTTGGGCTTCCATTGCAGATGAAGTAATAGTAAACCCAATGGGTCGTGTAGGTAGTATTGGTGTAGTTCTTCCTTTAACAAATTATGCTGAAAAGGATAAGAAGGAAGGTATTAAACGTATCTACATTACAAGTGGTAAATCAAAAGTTCCTTATGATGAAGATGGTAATTTCACAGAAGATGCTTTAGATGAGTTTAGAAAAAGTTCCAAAATTATATATGACGAGTTTGTTGGTCATGTAGCGGAAATGAGAGGTATTGATCGTCAAGCTGTTATTAACACAGAAGCTAAGACGTTTGATGCACAACAGGCACTAAGTCTGAATCTAATTGATTCTATTATGACTAAAGAGCAATTTTACAATCATATAAACGGTAAATATGGAGAAAACGTAATGTCGTTAGTACAGAAATCTAATCAAGGGGAAGAAGTGGTAACGACTACTAATGACTCTTTAATCTCAACATTAACTGAGGAACTAACTGGTTTGAAAGCAAACTCAGAAACCTTACAAGAAACTATCTCAACTTTAACAGGTGAGAAAGAGACTTTATCAACAGAACTAGAGAAAGTTAAATCTACTCTAACACTTAAAGATACAGAAATCAAATCACTACAAGATAAGATTACTGAACTTCAAGGTGCTGTAGAAGAAGTTAAAACAACTACTCGTGAAGAAAAGATTAAAGCTCTTGTCTCTGATGAAGAAGTGTCTGATGTGATGGAAATTGCAGATGGTATGTCTGATGAGAAGTTTGATAAATACATCAAATCTTTAGAGACTAAACAAATCAAAGCTCGTGAAGAAATGAAAGAAATTGGTGGTGAGGGAGCACAAGTTGCTACTGTTGAACTAACTACTTCTGAAAAGATTGCTGCTAAAGCAAAACAACGTACTCAATAATAAGGAAATAAACAATGGCTGTTCTTAATTTAAATGTAGACCCTATCGTACCATCAGATGTATTTGGTTGGGAAGTTAATACTGATGTAGGTTATGGTCGTGAAACTTTCACAATCACTACTGCTGCTAAAATCGAAGTTGGTCAAGTTCTTGTAGCTAACTACGCTGCTAAAACTGCTGTACGTGTTGGTGCTTTAGCTAATGCTGCTGCTGTTGCAGCTCTAGGTGATTTAGTTATCTTTGTTGGTCGTGACTTAACTAACAACCCTGCTGTGTATCAAGACTTTGATCGCTTAACGATGACAACTACTGGTGAAGGCGTAGCAATTACTCGTGGTGATGGTCGTGGTACTCTTTATAAGAAACATCTTAAGTTTGGTGATGTAGCATTCTATGATCTTCCTGCTGATGTTAAAGCTGCTTTAGTTGCTAAATTCACTAAAGAAAACCGTTTCAAAGTATTAGATCAAGTCTAAGAAATAATTATAACTAAGAATTAAATCACAAGGAATTTTAAATGCGTAACCCTATTAATCTTAACACTTCTATTGACTTGTTACCTACTATCAACAACCTTCAACCTGCTTATGGTCGTTTTGCTGACTCAGGTTTGTTCCGTGAATATGGTATCAAAACCAATGCTGTTATCTACTCAGTAGAACAACAAGAAAACACTCGTATGACCAAGCTTACCTCACGTACAGAACGTGATGCTGTTAAAGTAAGTCGTGGTCGTTCTAAGCAAGTAACTGCTGCTGCTGAAACTATCAAACTAACTGGTGGTGTTCATGTAGAAGACTTACAGAACCGCTTAAACAAGTTTGACATTGATACAGATGAGACTTTACAAGAAGCTTTGGCTGATGCTACTGCTGATGTGTATAACTCATTCTCTCAATCGTTTGAATATATGTTAGTAACAGCTTCTCAAGGTATCATGCGTGATCCTAAAGATGGTTCTGCTGTTTTGAATATGTACACAAATACTGGTACAGTTCAATCTACAGCAACTATTGATGCTTCTGCTGGCTCAACAACTTTGATCTCAGGTTTGAATGCTCTACGTAATCAATTGACTGTATTAAATGGTTATAATGGTAGCATTAATAACATCGAGCTTTGGGTAGCTGATGACGTATTCAATGCTGTTGTTAACCACCCTGAGTTCTATACTTTATATCAACTT